TTTAAATCTCTTGGAACTAATACAGATTTGATTTATCTTGGAAGTTCTAACGTAGGAAGTAGCTACGGTTATCAACTAGAACCAGGAGAAAGTATATTCTTCAATGTTGGAAATGTTAATATAGTTTACGCAATGGCTAGAAGTGGTTCTCAGACAATGAGCTACTTTGCATCTTAATATGAGTTCTACAAATAAATTTTTAAGTTTAGTAAAATCTACCGTAACTAATATTTCAGAATATGTTGGTAGTACTGCAGATCCTTGTTTAACAAGAGGCTTAGTTAGTTCTTCTCCATTTGTTTACAAAAATGGATCTAGTTTTTATTTTGATTATTCAACAACCACGAATGGTGCAGATTTAAAGTTTCTTAAAAAGTTTTTTGGTGTTTTAACTGCTGGAAATACTTTTAGTGTATCTGGTGGAACTTATTACATAGAAGAAACTGGAACTCAGTATAGTTTTGCGGGAACATACACCTTTTATGGCGCAACCGGTGTAGGTAACCATTATCTAAACTTGGGTGGAGTTACTTATTCTCCATCATTAGTAGATGGTTATTATGAAAGTAAAAACTTTGTCAACTCAATAAATTATTCCGCTGTAAAAGGAACCACTGCTCAATATTTTATTTCTAAAGTAAACAGAGAAGATCCCAATAATATTGACTCTTTAGGTATCTATGGTAATAATTATGGTTATGAAGAATATCTGGAAACTACACCTGGTTTAACAAATAATACTAGATATCTTATCGATACTGCGATAAAATTAAATGATGGAAGTGAAATAATTTACATCAATTCTTCGCAAAGTATATCAAATGAAAAACGATATTTTATTCCAACAAATGTAAACATTTACATGCGCGGTGTTCCTGATTTAAACACACTATCCGCTTCAACTAACTTAAATGGTATTATTAAAAAGTTTGATTCTGAAGGAGTTGTTTTAGATGTTTATCAAAATCAAAATTTAAGACAAAAATATTGCCGCAATTTAAACGATGATACTTATTTTTATGATTGGTTTGGACTACTTAAAACAAGCAATTTAGAAAATGTATTAAATCCGTTAGCATATAACGGTTTGTCATTATCTTATAATTTTTATTCTTATGTTAAGTGGGGTGTATCGTTTATTCAAAATACCACAGATGCAAACGGAAATACCATTTATAGAGAGGTTCTTTCGTTGTTTGTTGATGGTGTCGCAACCGACACATTAAATTTTACTACAAATGGAGCAAATCCATATGGAACCATAATTAAAATTGATTTGTCGGATGCTTCATTATTCAATTCAACGATAGAACCATTTACAGATGCTGCCTGTTCTATTCGTTTAAATGATTCTTATTATTTTACAGGTGTACCTGGTTTCGATGGATGTTCGTTTATTTATCTGAGAAATACAGATTCCCCGTCTACAATTTATTTAAAAATATCAAATAAAAAATCTTTAATTTTACAAATAATTTTATAATTAAAATTGAACCCAAGCGTTATTTGATCCGTCAAAAAAGTAAGTATAAATTTTTCCATCTTTTTGCCATAACTGTCCCAATTTAGGTTTTATTGGTGGGTTTGAGCCAGAATATAAATTGTAAAGACCTTTATACTTCCAACTATTTGGTTCCGCAAATGGCGAGAGAGAAGTTGGAATTAAATTTTCATATAAATTACCTTCAAAAAGAACGGTGTCGCCAGTAGAATAATACTCAGCGACACCGCTTGAAGTTAATTTTTGATATTTTCCCCTAAACATTTAAAATATTTAGGAAACAAATTTGATTAATTAACCGGTGTTTCTTTTGTTTTATTTTCTATAGTATTTTTAACCATCTTTTTCCATTTTTTATAGTATTCGTCCATCTCTGGGTGGAGTGTAGTGATAAACCAAACTTCACTCTTTGGTAAGAGCAATCCTTGTCGGGCATTTGTATATGGCATCCAAACTGCTAAACGCCAACCACCCTCTTCTGAGGGTACCAATCCAGCTGGATCACTAATAAAGTAAAAACCATCTTTCTCTTGAAAATCTGTTACGATTTCTTCACCATATTTAAATTTCATTAACCCAGTTTGCATAAAATCTCCTATAAAAATATTATTTACTGTAATCAAAAATAGTCAACTATTATCTTTTATTTTTTCTGCAACCACAACCACCTCGTATTTGATCTGGTTTTACGGGGGTGTTTGAAGTATTTTGAGTGTTATTGCTAGGTGTTTGTTGTGATTGTTGCTGTTTATTTGTATTGTTTAAATTTATTTTAATATTGTTCATATTGAAAGACTTCCCATCCTTTTTTCTTGTAAAGGATTGTGGGTTAGTTGAGTCTTGTTTTTTATTAGTTAATTTTAAATTTTTAAATTTTAATCGTTCAAGATACTCTTTATCGTTTACTAAAAGTGGTCTAGATTTTAAAACAACGTAAGGAATTTGAACCCATTTATTAAATTTAATTCTTCTATCTTCACAACCACAATTACCATTTGTTAAATAAACTATTAAATCTTTTATAAAAAGTTTTTTAGTAAAAAAATCAATAATATCTCCTAACCCAATATGCACTTTTTTTAGGTAAAATAATTTAGATATTTTAATATCAACAATTTTATTAAAAAAACCATACTCTATTACTTCTTGATCTAACACTTTCCCCATTTTATCTGTATACATTTTCATACTTGGATTTAAAAAATCTCCAGTACTATTAAATGTAAAAATGGAACTTTTATTATCATATAAATTAGCCATAGTTTTATACCTTTACTATTTATCAAGTATTATCGCAACATAGTTCTGGACAAAGTATTGCAGAACCTATAATATTTTCTACATTATCGCCATCTTCTGTAAGTTTAATTACTACAAATTCTCCCCCCATCGGAATAACGGGATTTTGACCTTCATAACAAGCTGTAATACCATTATCAAAACAATTCGTTCTCCGATAACCGTTACCACTTGCAAATACATTTTCAAAATAACTTTGAGTTAAATCAAACATATGATACCATTTATCACCACCTATTGAAGACGATGAAGTGACACCATAAGTTCCGGGTGGATCGACAACTTCTAAATTTAAAGGCGCATTTAGCGTATTTAATGAACGTGCAATAGTAAATGAGTTTTCAGTAAATTGTTCTGGTGAAATAAAATATGCCGTTTGTTCTTGTAGATATTCTATATCAGATGATCCTGGCGTTAAAATTCGAACTCTTTTAATGTTACCAAAAAAAGTTTCAGAATTAGGTACATCAAATAAAATTACAGAACCAGAAGTTAATCCGTGATTATTTAATAAAATTTTTCCTGGAAATCCGCTTTGAAATATTACAAATCTTTCTATTTCATCACCCTCTATCCATGGTAAATCTATTATTGTTTTGCTCGGATCTAACAATACATTTCTAAAACCAACGCTTTTATAATTTGGATCGTTTGCAGGAGGAATAGTATTGCTTATATTATTTTCTGTACCCCATAACATAATTCTTGGTGGATCTGTTGTTTCAAAAACGGGTTGATGAAAATAAACTGATGAACCGCTAGGTATACTTGGCGGTTCAACCTCTTGTGTTTCGGGGTCACTTGTAGCACAAGAAATGTAAACGGGTTTAAATGCTAAGACAGCTGGGCCTCCTACTTTCGTGTAAAAAGCTGCGCTATTTGTTTGACTTCCGTAACAATTTATAGAATCACATCTATTACTGTTACCCGGCGGTAAAGAATGATAAAACAAAGCTTTACCGATATCACCATCTTTTGGAATATGCAGTGGTATTGCATTTATATCAAGTCTTGTGTAATTTGGGCCAACCATAGGATAATCTGACAACCCAGGCCATACTCCTGTAACCCCACCACCCCAACCACAATTTCCATTAGTATTGATACCAGTAAATCCTGGGCAATCCCATAAATTTTGATTTGGATTAGGGCATCCTAAACCTTCACAGCATAAATCCGTGTATGTCCCACTATTAACAACAGTATCTCTAAAAATATCTGGACTGCGATAAATTTCCCAAGTATCTTTTTCTGAATCATAACCTAAATAAAAGCTTCTTTGAGAATACTTAAAATAATTTAATCTATACTGTCTAAATTGGATGCAGCCATTTAAATTTGCTGAATAAGGATTGCTAATCGACCACTCACCTGTTTTAAACTGAAAAACGTCTTTTGTGGCAGCAAAAGATGTTGTTATGGGAACACTGAAAGCGGAGCAGACATAATCTCCATCCGGACAAATTCCTCTAACAACAGAAGCTTCAGGATTGCACTCGGAAGGCCCCACACATAAACTTAATGATCTTTTTCTTTTTATATTATAGAGCGGCGATTGAGGTACAGCAGATCCCCAAACAGAACCCAGTCCTTCAAGACAAAAACCAAAATCTATTGTTTGTGTATTGTTAAAAGATACGATTGGAAATAATTGATCTCCTAAAACAGAGCAATTATTAATGGAAAGCCCTGTATTTAAATCCAATTCTTGTGTATCTTGAATTTGTGTCATCGCTTGATACGTAGTTCGTCTTATATCTGGGCGATGCCATATATATTCTGGATGTCCGCTATAAGACTTTTCTATATTATATCTACGGGGGCTGTCATCTGGTACGTCAGACTCAATGGGTTGTCCGTCAACATCTCTATAAAGATTGTATGCCAATGCAGAACATTTATCTTCTCTTAGGCATGGATGATCTGGATTTTGTGTAGATATTTTACTACAACAATTACCACCCCACAACCATTTTGAAAAGTCCCAGTTTCCTGGTATTGCGTGAAAAAATGCATCTCTTCTTAAATACAACGGTAATCCGGAAAATCCTTTGTATTGGTATTTCTTATGTTCCGGAGCAAATGCGTTATAGTTCCAAGTCTTCGGTCCTTCTCCACTATTTGCTATGGCCATAGCAAATCTATTACCGGCAGATATAGAAATTAATTCAGCATTTTTTAAATTTTGTGGTAATTCTTCTCCGGTATTTGTTGCCCCATATCTTGTATAAGAATAAGTTCTGTAAAAATCTGCTCCACTATTTGCTATATTAATTTTATAATGAATGTAAAAAGTATGTATTCCTACTGCAACTTCTTTAATAGTAATATCATTCCTTGTAATTCCTGGAGGCAAATTATCTAAGGTTACTAAATCAATTTCTTGTGCACTTGTCAAACCGGGATAATATGTTTCTTTAATAAAACCACCAGGAACCATACTCGCATCACCCCAAACAAAAATTTTACTTCCTTTTGTTGTGGCTATACTATAATCTCCAGAACTTTTTATAATGTCTATTGTATTTTCTTGTGATGGATATGAATATGTTGCAGTAATTATTGGATTGTGAGTTATCCCTCTAGTAGCTTCATAAATTCTTCCATCATCTAATTCATATGTTATGCCTGGACAATAAGCTGGGCAACCATATTCAATATTCCAATTTCCTTGTAAGTTTTTAACAACATCTGGTACAAAACAAGTAATTCCTTGTATAATTTGTGTAATAGAACCGTCAGGATTTATTACATTTAAAAGTGGGCCAATTTTTTGACCATCTTCGTCTATTTGATAATAAGTTCCATATAGCTCAACCCTATTTTCATTTGTCAACAACATGGTATTGAATAAACCAGCAGTCAAATTAACGTATCGGGGTTGAAAATCGTTTCTTGGCTGTTGGCTGATTCTAGGTGTGTGTTTGCAACCATTTATAGTTTCATCATTATAACCAGAGCTGTTATCAAATGGTCTTTGGCAAAAGGATCCCATCAAATATGTTGTTAAATCCCATCGCCTTACGGAATCATAATTAATTTCACAATCGGGTGGCAATTTAATTCGTTCATAACACGCAGGCGTTTGTTGCCCGCCACCAATAGCGTCTTGGTCTTTACATGTTATGTTAATTCCAGATCTGTCCGATTGTACAATTCTAAAACAATTATTTTGAACACTTGGATCTGTTGTTACGGTAACAGAACATGCTCCATTACAATTTAACCACGGTGAATATCTACTTGTTACCGAATTATAAAAATCTTGTGTCCAATCTTCTTCTGAAACAAATCCAGGTCTTGGAATATGATTGTAGTAATTAAATCTAGATTCAAAACCACAATAATCTGGATAATATAATCTAGGATCAGAAAACCCTTGCTGTGGCCAAGATTCTGTTTTATTGATATCAAAATATGGTAAAGGCTTTCCTTTGTTTGATTGGCCATCTTCATTGCTGCTCAAAGCGGTTACAAAAATTCCACCAAAGTCATCTAAAGCAGCAAAATGCTTTAAACCACCTGCTATATTAGTCCATATAAACCAAGTATTTGTCCCAGGGTATCTTAAATTATTTGGATTTATTTCCGGATCATATCCTCTAAATCCTTTAATAAACATATTGCTTAAAGTAGCATCATTAGAGGGATCAAAATTTTCTATACATTCACACAAGTCACTATATAATACTTGATTGTTGCAAGTTGGATCATTATTTTGTATAAATCCTAATCCACCCATATTCATCATTATTGCGTCTTCTTTTGATAAACTAAAGGTACCACAAGTTTTACCAGCACTTCCCCAAGATTTTAATCTAAAAGTATCGATAGCAGGACCATTGCTATACGAATTTCTTACACCGGGATATTCGACATTAAAGATAGGCTCATCATCTGGTGATGGACTCCCGCTATTATCGGGGGGCGATGTATTAAGACTTCCAAATACAATATTCCATGGTTCATTTATTATACATTTTTGTTCTACACCATTAGCAGTTCCAGGCACATATGTTAAACTCACATTGCTACCGTTGGTATTAGAAGCTTGATAGGAAGGTGTCCACTCTCCCCATTCCCATGACGGCCTGTATCCTAATTCAAAATCGTCACAATATGCAGAAACAGAACGTTTGTCTAAATCTATTAAGGCAACACAATAATTTGGTTGGAATACTAAATCTTTTACACTTCCATCTGCTATTTGACTAAATGGTTTTAAACTATTAGTAGTAGTATCTAAAGCAGCTAGTAGATTAATATACCAAGGAACCGATGCTACTTTAGTTGGATGCATCGTAAATTCACAAGGCACCTGTTCTATTTCATTTTCAAAATTTGGTAAAGATAATTCTCCGCATGTTCCCACATCACCATTTGATGGCGCTCCACCCCAAGGGATAATTTTACCAGTTCTGTCAACTAAAAATGTTGCTGCTAGTCCACAGACAACTTTTATGGGACTGATGTCACCAAAATCTTCTTCAGTTGTTCTATTAAATATTTCTGGAACTGAAACACTATCATCGATGTAGGATGGGCAAGGAATAGTCGATAGATTTTCAATTTCTATAGACGCCGTACAGCCCCACGGAACTATAGTGGTGTCAATTGGTCCTATTGGTAGACGAGCTCTTCTCGGCAAAAAAGCTCTCATTTTTGAAGAATTTGAATTCGGTTCTGTTCCTGGACCAGTGTAAACTGTCAATCCTTCTTCGTTTAATAATAATTGTTTAACTTGTTTTGGTGTTACTGTTTTTTGTCCTGGCTCTACACCAAAAAAATTAACTAAATCAAGATATCCAGTTATACCACCACATTCTCTGGCAGCTTTCGCATCTATCGATAAAATTTCACTTTCAGGATCATCTGGATCTTGTATATAAGCCGCAGAACCAATAATTTCATTAACTTCATTAGCTATATCTATAGCATGATCTTTGATTCGTAAAATACCAACTTCTACCATTCTTTCCAACCAATACGACACATAATCATAAGAATTTAAAAAGTGTGTATAATCCCATTCAATAGGCTCAACGCCGACACCGCCTTGTTTGCATCTTGCATCTCCAGCCCAACTAATTAATCCAAAATAGTATCTGTACCAATGTTCTAAAAATGTTTCTGCGTCAAAATAATTTCCACTTGTTGTGTTTTCTCTAGACCAGTTTTCCATATTAATTAAATCAAATTTAAAAATAGGAATACCAGAACCAGCATACATTACTCTTCTTGGAACGCCTCTTTTAATTTGCCAGAGATTTGCTCCATAACTAGATACTTTAAATTTGGCACGCACACCTCGTTCGCCAACACAAACTCCAGCACCACCGCCAGTACCAATAAATTTACCTGGGTATCCGTCCGATTCATATAGTGGATACGTATTAGTGCAGGTATTTATTATTACACCGGGATCTTTGGTTAATATCCCAGACGGGCATCTAAATGCACAACATTCAAAGTGATGTTCCAGTTGAACAAATCCAATGCATTGATCTTTTAATGTTGTTTTAGATAAAGCTGTTTTTCTTATTTTGATAATATAATCACGCCTTAAAGTATCTACTTCAATAGATCTGGGTAAAAATTCACCTCCAAAAAAATATTTACTTGTACCAGATTCACCATGTCTAAAAATTTCATATCCTGCTTTAAATTTATCTTTGGCTACTCGTAATAAGTATGGAGATATTCCCCACTCAAAACAACTTTGCTTGTAATTTGGATTTCCTACTGCCCAATTGTCTTCTTGAACTGGAAAATAATGACATGATAATCCAGGTCCACATAAATCATAAAATCTAATTGTTTTTCCATAACCTGGAGAAAATGGATATCTAATTCGGCAATTTTCTTTAGCTGTAATATCTAAAAAAATCTGACTATCGTGCAAATTAGCACCAGAACACCAACAACAACCAGCTTCATCTCTTTCCATTGCTGGCATAAATGCTCTAAATGATGGAATATAACCAAGTTGATTTGGTCGTTGACTGACATTAAATTCCCCAAATGCAGAGTCTTTTAATCCTCCGTGGATGTGAGGAAAATTGGCACAATGACACGGAAAAGCATCTGGAAATATTCCTCTAGCCCCTGCTGTCAAAGCAAAACCATCTGAACATTCCCAACTTCTTGGTGTTAACCAACCCTGCATAAATCTAGTGTCTGAAAATGCACCGCAAGATGATACTGCCTGTTTTAATCCTTCAGATCCACATTGATTATCAGCATATGTGAGCGTATTTGTGCATTGTGTTATAAAAGGATCTTTATCAAATAAAAATTCTCTCGGAAACCATATGAAATGGCATCCACTATATTTGTATGCAAAATACATAGGAGTAAAATCTGGAGAACTTATTACTTCTTTGTGTCCACAACAACAGGCTTGATTGCACCTAGCATCTGCTGCTGCGCCACCGGCTCCACACCCTTCTGGAAAACAATTACAAGCAGCAACATTGCAAGCTCCACACTCACCAACAAATCTATTCAAATCTGCAACATAAACTTCAAATTCACTGTTAAAATTTATTGCATCGAATTCTGATACTTCATCACCATAGACAAAAGAAAAATTGTAGTTTCCTTCTGCTTCACCAGAAAAAAATACAGAATCACCACTTTTTATTTGTTGATTGTAATTGTATGTTGTAGAAAATAAATCAAACGAATTGCTATTATTAGATGTTGTGTCTAAAAAAAGTCTTTTCTTGTTAAATTTATTTACTTTTAAAAAATTATTATTAAATAAATTTGTTTGTAATTTTGGTTTTAATTTATCTTGTTTTATAACTTTACCATTAACATTAAATCTATCAAAGCTATCATTTGCATTTTGTGATAAATTTATTGAGTTGTTAGATGATGTAAAGTTATCGGTAAAATCCGAACACTCGTTACAACAACAAGCACAATCATTATTTACTAGCGGAGCCATCACACAGCCATATGTCGTTGGTTCGACACCATCTCTAGTTTGTTTTAAAGCAATCCAATCTTCTGGGCTAACTTCAGCATGATCTGCCATACTGTCGCCATAAAGAGTAATAAAATCCGTAAATAAAATAGGATTGCAGCAAAAACTATTAAAAGTTAAACCTGGAGGTATACCTGTGCAACAACAATTATTTTTAGACATACTTTACCTATAATCTCACTACCATATATTTAGCACCAAATAAAAAACCCACCAAAATTATTTTTGGTGGGTTAAAAATTAAATTTAATTTTTATCAACGACCGCGAGAACGGACAATACGATAATAAGAACGACCGTTGCGGGTTGTACGAGAAACTGTATAGTTCATATCAAACTTATCAAAAGCTTCTCGGAGATCGTGCATCGTTGCGCGCATATTTTGCACACGAAAACGCTTGCGCGCCTCTCCTGCACTCATAGGAGCACCGGAACGCATGTAATCAAATACTCTCTGAAGCTTAGTGGGACGATCAACAGTTGTAATATCCATAAAAATTTCCTTTCTTATAAGAAGTATTTTATTATACAGCTTATATCTTGACTGTCAAGTAATATCCTAAATAATACCGACTGAGGAGCTTCCCTATGAACAGGAATCATCAGTTTGTCAGTTTTGTGAAAAAACATCTGGCACAATACGGCATGAAACTTGTCATTGGCCGTGGAAAATTGGTTAACGTGGGCGGCTACCGCTGCGAAGGCTATTTTGACGAATCTAAAAAAATTATAAAAATTGCTGCAAATTGTACAAATTTTTTAGAAACTTTAGTTCACGAATATTGCCATTTTTTGCAGTGCATTAATAATTCTAAAATTTATAAAAAATCAGATCTTGCCGGGTATATTATTGATACTTGGTTTCGTGGTCAAGAATATTCACCAGAAAAAATTAAACGTGCTTTTTTTCTTGTTCGTGCAATGGAAAGGGATTGTGAAAAAAGAGCAGTCAAAGTTATTAAAAAGTTTAATTTAAAAATAGATAGCAAACTATATGCAAAAAAAGCACACTGTTATATCTACAGTCACTTTATGATGGAGAAAACTCGTAAGTTTTATTCTTACAAAAAGAGTCCATATCGTAGTCCAGTAGTTCTCAAAATAATGCCATCAAACATGGCTGTATCTAGTCACAAAAGAATACCGCCAAAGGTTTATTCTGTACTTGAATCGTTTACAATTTGAGATTTTAAATACTTAGAAACAAATTTTGTAAATGGTTGTTCGCCATATGGCCAACGATCATCTTTGTTTAAAAAGCCATAATGTACAAGGGCATCTATGTGCTCATCTAACATTTTTAGAGTTACATCGTCCACATTCCATTTTATTGTATCATTGTCGTTTACAGAAGGAACGTCCGCAGCTGTATGTTCTGCGACAGCAAGATCTGCTACTTTTGCAAGATTGCCAAGAATTTCAAGTGATTTGGCGCATTGATAAAAAAGATCCTTTTTGGAAGGATCTTCTTCTTTGCGAGCCAAGTTGCGAATTTCGTAAACTAGCTCAGGGATTTTCATTTGTAACTCCTTACGTTAATGTTAAGAGATACTTCGTTTGTTGAACCAAACCAAGCATCTCGTCCCTTATATTTAACAAGGCAGTTTGCTCTGGTTTGATTTCTTTTGTAATTTCATTTTTAAGATAATCTTCAAATGAGTCAAGAACAGAATTAATTCCTATTTTATATGGACCATTTAAATCTAATGCTACTATAGTTTTTAAATCGTTTTTTCCATAGACACTAAAATAAGTTTCAGCAAATGTGTCTAAAAGATCATCAATACCTTCATATGCTTTTCCAAGCGCTTTGTGGGCAGCGTATGATTGCGTTCCCCAATGATGGAGTCTTAGTTCATTTTGAAAGTTCATTAATTTTTGAATGCAAGACATGATTAATCCTATGTTAAACTATTTATAGAATTTGCACGCCTTCGTCATTAGTGTAATATATTTTGTGAAAGACTTCCTTACACCACTTTTCGCAAACTGGGCAAGGCTTTGAGTTTCTAAAAGACCCAAATCTATTAAATCTAAAATTCAAAAGTGTGAGCTTTTCACCACGCAAAGACTTTGGAATTTTACGAAATGCATCCAACTCAGAATGCATTTCTGCACAACGATATCCCAAACGAAAAGTATCGGGGTGAGTCTTAAAAATATTTTGACCCACCGCGATAATTTTACGCTTGTAAATAACCAGTGAAATGTGCTTCTTCTGTCTCTCCATCGCCATAGACAAAGGCTTGGCGACAGGAACGTAAGTTTCAATCACATGGTTTATATTCATTTTACGTCGTCAACTTCAGCTTCGGCGTTTCCACCGTCTTGGACGGCGTAACGAGACCCTTATTCAAACTTGCATCATACTGAGACTTAAGTTCGTCAAGAGGTTCAACAGTAAAAGCAACAAAAGACTTTGGAATAGAAACACCATTAGCAGCCTTAGTATACATCAACCAAGGCATAAGTCCAATTTGTCCTTGACCAACAGGCACAAGAATAGCTGGATCTTTTAGAAGCCAGCAATCAGCTTGCTCTTCAAAACGTGAGAGAACTTCTTCGCCTGAGTTTAGTCTAAATACTTTTACGTTCATTGTGAATCCTTTTAAATGGTAAAATACATTATAGCAATACTTTTAACAATAGCAAGCATCAATACTATGAAATCATTTAAAACATATCTTATAGAAAACAATCAACTCCAATGTGACATAAATGGAATTTGCAAAGTTATAAAACAATACGAATCTGCTGGTAATGAAGAAAAAATATTAAGTGTGTACAAGGACAGCAAAGGGTTTGATACTATTGGTCACGGCCATTTAGTTACAAAAAGCTCACCTAATGTTTTAGGAAAAACAATAAAAGATCCAAATAAAGTTAAAAAAATATTAGCTGGCCAAGAAAAACTTACACCAGAAGAAGCAGATGATATTCTTAGAATTGATGTAGAATCTAGATTACCAGCTGTTAAAAAACTAGCACCAGACTTTGAAAAATATTCTCCAGAGTTACAAGCTGAATTGGCTTCTGAAACTTTTAGAGGTATGACAGGTAAATCACCAAAGGCAATGCAATTACTTCGTGCTGGAAAGTTTGAAGAATCTGCAAAAGAATATTTAAATGCTACAGAATACAGAGAATCTGTAAAAAATAAAACCGGAATTGCTAAACGAATGGAAAATTTAGCAAATGCTATTAAAACGGAATCTCTTCGTAAAGCAAAAACTCAGGTTCCTTCAACCTAAACCACTCGGGCTCCTCTGAATACTGCCACTTTGCAAATCGAACTTTTTCATTGATATAATATTTGCGATAAGCAATAACAGCATTTTCATCTTTGTACTGATCTGGCATAGCCTGAGCAAATGGAGTAATTTTACTTTTGGTAATATTTACTGGAGGATCATGTAGTTCGTTCAGCAGCATTTGCTCCATAACATGAATTTTGTTATATCTACGAGTGTACTCCTTGCACAACGCGTATGCATGCTTCCAGAGCCAAATATAATTGGCTCTAGTTTCTCTCGCCCAAATAGTGCACGGATGATTAATCATTGTTGCTTTGCAAATATTTTTTTTAGTGCAAATATAAGTCTTGTATTTGCGCTTACCGCTATTAACAAATAGCTCATCACCATCAAGTACATGATGTGCAGTCGAAAGCAACTGACAACTTTCTAGTATCATTTTAATTACATGTTTATCGCACATCATGCGGGCGGACGTAGCAGCATCGTTATCTAGTACAAAGATGTTCATAGGTTGGTATTATAACTCCTTGTTTCTGTTTGTCAATAAAGAAACAACTCCCTTTCGGGAGTTGTCGGACCAAAGATGCTATCTTTGGTGGGGTTAATATATTTAGATTTCGTTATGTTCAAATACTGTATTAATGGTTCTGTTTACTTTTATCAAACTACCATTTGAATAAAGTTCTGGTATATTAAAAGCCCCAACATAAGAACAAGCAGATCGAATGCCACCCAAAATATCTTGAACTGTATTTTTTACTGGTCCTCTATAAGGAACTTCTACAGTTCTTCCTTCGGCTGCTCTATAGTCTGACAAACCACCATTATACTTTTCATTTGCGGTTTTACTACTCATTCCATAGTGAATCATTTTTAATTCACCGTGATCTCCGTGTTTAATTTCTCCACCACATTCATCATGACCGGCAAAAATGCCACCAGCCATTACAAAGGCTGCTCCGGCAATATAGGATTTAGCAAAATCACCGGGATAGATAATACCACCATCAGCAACGATCCCAATACCTAATGCTTCTGCTATTGGCGCACACTCTAGTACTGCGGACAGCTGTGGATAACCTACTCCCGCAACCCGCCGGGTCAGACACATCGATCCCGAGCCTATTCCTATCTTTACGAGGTCTGCGCCAGCAATTGACAATGCCTCTACCCCCTCTGGGGTCACTACATTCCCTGCAATCAAAATTGACTTCGACCATTTATCTCTCACTTTCTTTGTAAAATTATGAAACTCTGTCATATAACCATTTGCAACATCTAAACAAATAAAAGTTGGATCTTTGATGCTTGAAGTGTCA